CTAATTCCTGTTGAGTACTGGGGCGACAACAAAACCGTACATTTTGGTAACGAAATAACTAAAGTCACTCCCCCCACCACGGAGACCACAAGTGAACCCGTATCAACCCGTGCTGGAGAAGCTGTCGCTGGAGCAACTGCAGGAAGCCCTGCACTGCCTGTACAACGAGGAGCCCCCGCAGGACAAGAAGCTGCAAGACCTGAAGGTGCAGGAGTGGAGCCTGTTGGCGGTGTTGCTGAGCGGGTTGATGAGAGAGAAGGAGCTGTATCTCCTGCACTAAAAAAAGCCAGATATAAAGAAGAAGGCGAACCTTATGACCAAGGTATTGGCTTCTACTATGATGATCGTTATTTTGAGTTAGGTGCGGCTGCTGGGATGTTCTCAAGACCGATTCTTATTGTGACAAATAAGAACGGTGACCGCATTGGAGATCACTATGCCAACAATGAACGTAGGCAAGTAGATGCTAGAGTTGGTGATGCTAGTCAAATCGGGCAATACGATCTACCGCCTGATATTGCTAACGCAATTAATGACTATCTTTTCTCTTATAGCAAAGGAAAAGAGGCTGTTACCGCTGCAGGAAGAAAAATTGCTGATTCAATAAACAGCGAAATGGCCAAGTATGAACCTGCTCCACGGGTTGATGAGAGAGAAGGAGCTACATCTCCTGCACTGACGCAAGCCCAACGCCGTGTTAGCCGCCCGACGACGGAACAGAAGAGCGCCGTGGCTGACCGGATTGCCCGGCGTCTTGCCGCGAGGGGGACTCCGCGTGCGGGTAAAGGACCGTTTGATAAAAACAAGGTGGTTGTCAGCCCCCGCTTTAATTCCCGTGTTAACGGGTTCATCAAGTCCATCGTCAATCAGATCGGGCTTGGTAATACCAACATCATCGTGCTTGATAGAAACGAGTTAGCCACCCCGGAGGCTTTGACCGCTACCGCAGACAGGTATGGGTTGTATGACGGGTTCAGTGTCGAAGGACTAACGGCGGATGCGGCAAGCCCGAATACGTTTGGCGCTGTTATGCCCCTTCCTAACGGGCAGGGTTACGCCTTGTTCGTAGATTCAGGCACGGAAATAAGGGTTTTGCTCGAAAACATCGGGCATGAACTTGGGCATATCGTCGAATACGAAGCGCTGAGCAACGCGGACAAGAATACGCGGAACGCCATCTTCGATGACTATCTGACATGGCTTTCCGAGAACAAGGATGAGACCACCGCCAAGTTGATCCGCAAAGTACGTGCGGCTGCTACAGCAGAGGCTGATCTGGCAGACCTGTCCGAAGACATGGTGCTTAGCGAGAAAGATCAAGAGTACTTCAAGTCGTTTACAGAGTGGTTCGCGGACAACGTAGCCAAGTGGATGACGACCAGCGAGAAGCCGCTGTCTGTCGTGGAGAAGTTCTTCTCGACTCTTGCTGCCAAACTGAAGCGGCTTGCAGCCTACCTCACGGGCAACCGCCCCGAGTTCCTGCCTTCGCAAGCGGTCAAAAATTTCCTCGATGGACTAGGCACGCCTAACGATACTATGGCGTCGTCTATGATCAAACAGGCTATGGGCTTTAAGGGTCCGCGCCCGATCTTTCCGAGCATCGAAGGGCTTAAGAACTTCTGGGGTTGGTTTAGCGGGTCTAAGGTAGTGGACGAGGAAGGCCGTCCAATCGTCATGTATCACGGATCGCCAAAAGTGTTCTCGGTGTTCCGACCCGGTGGGCGTGCAAAGGCTATCTTCCTGTCGCCTGATCCGTATTTTGCTGACCGCTTTACGGTTGATGAGTACGATTACGACGTAGGCCCTATCTATGCGGTGTACGTCAACGCCAAGAACCCCTTTGACTACGAGAACTACCAGCACATTGCGGCGTTAGAAGCTGCTCTTGCTGAAGAGTTTGAAAAATCAGGCGGTAGTGTCAGGGCCACCGGAGATTCTCTTAACTGGGATGAGCTGGTTTCGGCTATTAAAGACGGGGATTGGCGCACTATCGAGAACCCGGTAGTGCAAAAGGCGATTAAAAAAATTGGCCATGATGGCTTTTATGTGATGGAGAGCTTGTACTCTCCAGAACTTGGGGACCGCGTTGAGTCCAAGAACCTCGCTGTCTATGAGCCTAATCAAGTCAAGTCTGCTATCGGCAACAACGGCAAGTTCAGTCCCAAGGCCAATGACATAAGGCAGTCGCGCAAGATAGCAAGGACAACGCTGAACAGTATCGGCAACGCGCCGAACAAGCTGCCGAAGTTCAACAACCGGATTTACGAAGGCGTGCGCAGCGTACTTGACTCGACCCGTATCACAGACAACATGCGGTCGGCGTTGTATATGTTCACGTCGCTGCCTCAGCAAGTGCAGATGTTTGTCAAAGAGCTCCCCACCTTGGAGGGGCTGCTTAACGTATTGAACATCCGTGCTAGTGCTCTGAAGGATAAAAAAGAAGATCTTGACCGCAACGTGCGCAAGTGGAGCGATGCGATCAAAAAGCACTCTAAGTATAAAGACGAGTTCTATGAGGTAGCGCACGAGTCTACCCGGCTGCAGATCGAGTTCAATAACCAGAAGTTCGCCAATCACCCCCTGACTCAGCGCTTCAATCGCCTGCCCGCTGACTTACAAAAAGTTTATTGGCAGATGCTTAAAAGCTACCGTGGCATGGCAGATGAGTATTTGACACTTCTATCCAAGAACATGTCGCCGCGTGAAGCCGCTCGTCTGCAACGTGAAATGGCGAAGAAGCGCCTGCGTGTGTACCTGCCGCTTTATCGTGAAGGGGATTATTGGCTGCGCTATCAGGACGCTACCAACGAAATGGTTGTGCGGTCGTTCAAATCAAACTATGAGCGCGAGCTTGCTTGGAAGGAAGCGCTGGCCAACGGGGCCAAGCGCGGTAGCGACCAGATGTTCTCTCGTGTAGAAGACTTTTTTGAAGGAGGCGGGCCCGGCACGTTCTTCAACCGTGTACTGGAAGACCTGAAGAGCCGTGGTGCCCCTGAAGCGGTCAAGCGTTCGTTGTATGAGTTGTACCTTGATCAGATCCCCGCTTCGTCTGTCCGGCAGTTGTACCGGAAGCGCGACGGTTATAAGGGCTATGAGGCTGATCTGATAAATGTCTACTCCAATGTAGCCACTCGTATGGCCAACCAGCTTACAAATCTGGAGTACATACCTGAAATTGATAAGGTTTACGACGACATAAAACAAGAAGCCAAAGTGTACTCGGAGTCAGGCAAGTCCAAGAACATGTCTGTGCCGCTCTTGATCAAGAACTTGAATAAGCAGATTGAGTATTTGCGCGATCCCGGCAACAGTACGCTTGTCAACACGCTCTCATCGTTCAGTTACTACTGGTACATCATTGGTAATACTTCTACTGCTGTCATCAACATGACGCAGCTGCCTATGGTCGTGTTCCCGATGCTGTCGGGCAAGTATGGTCTGGACGAAGCTAGCGCTGCTATGACTGATGCTACGAAGCAGTATTTCAGCGGCGGGTTTGACAACGACAACATACCGGGTGGGGTCAAGCGGTTCCCGGCAGACTTCAGCTTTGGTGTTGGGTTGCCGACTAACTCGCCGTTGGACAAGTTGTATAAGGCTGCGGTAAGGCAGAGCGCTATCCGGCGTTCAACCGGGTACGATCTTGTGGAAGGCAGAAAGAAGACTTATGGGACGGGGGATTATGTTGGCTTGATGGCCAAGATGGAACAGATCGCAGGATGGATGTTCCAGAACTCAGAACGGTTCAATCGTGAAGTTACGTTGATTGCGGCGTTCAACTTGGAGATGAAAAAGAACAATGGCAACGTAGACGGTGCCATCAAGGCCGCTATTGACCTTGTTAATATGACTCACGGTACGGTGCTTACCGAGACGTCACCGCGCATCTTCCAGACGGGGTTCTTCAAAGTAGCGTTTACGTTCAAGAACTTCGCCCAGACGCAGGTCTACCTGCAGGTAAAGCTGCTGCGCGATGCTGTCAAGGGCGAGACCCGAGAAGTGAAAGAGCTCGCTGCCAAACAGCTTATCGGCATCATGTCTATGGCGTTCCTGTTCTCAGGACTTCAGGGCATGCCGTTCTACAGTGCAAGTACTCTACTTGTCGATCTTCTGGCTGATATGTTCGGGGACGACGATGACCCGCTTAAGTCAAACGAGATCGTGCGCCAGTCTGTCGGAGCCTTGGCACACAAAGGCGTAGTGAACGAGCTTTTCATGGCGGATGTTGCATCGCGTACTGGGTTTAACGGCTTGCTTTGGAAAGACGACGACAAACGTCTGGAAGAGGTTGGCCCTGCACTGTTTGCCGCCGAGCAGATCTTCGGCCCTGCTTACTCAGCGGGCATGGGGTTCTTCCGTGGGTATAAGGATTATACGGAAGGGCATACGGATCGAGCGTTGGAGGCGATTGCTCCGGCTGCTATTAGAAATGTGCTCAAAGCATGGCGGTTTGATCTTGAAGGGGCTAAGAGCAGAAGCGGCGAGCTGATCTTCGATGATTTCAACCGCTATGAAATCTTTATGCAGACGCTTGGGTTTACGCCTGTTGAAGTAGCGCGGCGTAGCGAATCCGCCGGGGCGTTGGCTAGTAGGATAAACAACATCACTAAGCGTAAGACTGCTCTTCTGGACAGGTATTATCTGGCTAGGATCAGCAACGATAAAGAAGGCGAAAAAGAAGCCAAGGAAGCAATCAAGAAGTTCAACCAGAACGAGTTCGTGCGTAAGACCCGTAACATCATAAACGACGGCGAACTGTATGAATCGTTCAATCGTCGTCGTAAGAACGCCCGTAACTCCATATACGGTATCAACGTGGCTGAGAAGTCCCGCCGTGTGCTGCAGGATACCTATATGTTTGAGGAAGATCGCTGATCACTTGATACGCCAGACCCGTACACCGATGTGACCTTCTTTGGATGAGGCATACGCCTTGACCTTTATCTGAGCAACCTTAGACCGGCAGTCCACGGCGTAAAGCATCTCAGCGATCTTGAGCGTAGGGATAAAAAAACTGTCTCCTACGCCCATCCCCTCAAAGGGGAAGATCCACTCAGGTTCCGTTAGTCTTGTCGTCATCTATCAATTCTTTCGGAACTTCGTATTGAAAGGCATATACATGGATAGGCGGCGTGGTTGTGCCTGCCTTCCATCCAGTCGAAAGTCGCATCTTCTTCGACTCTAGATTGACTGTTGATCTTTCCAAAGCCTTCTCGAACTCGCCTGTGCCGACGCTCTTACTGGTCAAGAACTGCTTGAACTTGCTCTTGGCTACATACTGGGTCGAGTTGCCAATCTCGACACGCGCCACAAGTTCCCCAGTTGGTTCGTTCACAAGTCGGCCTTCGTCGAAGATCAAAGTGCCCCTTCGCCAGTGGTCGTTCAAGAACTCGCCGATCAGGCCCTCATAGTCCGTCACCCGGTTCTTCTGGGTGTTGTCCCGTACTTTGATGGTCTCAAGTATCACCCGGTCGAAGATGCGGTCGATGTCGAAGTTGATGATGCCGAACTCGTTTGCAATCTCAGCCCCTGCAAAGATGGCGCTGAACGCAGTCTCATAGAAACGAAACGCCGCGTTGCTGCCCAACTTGGTAGCGGTCACGCGCTTGCTCCACTTGTCGATACGGGCCCGGACCTCAGTGTCCCCAAGGTCAATAACCCTGTTCATGAAGTCCATTCCAGCATGCCCGTGGTTCCTGTGCAGCGGGTCGAATATCTTCTTGCCCACTTCCATCGTAAGTGAAGGTGGCTGCATAAGTACGTATTCAAGAAGCCGCATGATCTCGCCACTCGCGTTGGCTTTCTTGACGAAGATCATGTCGTAGAGCGACACGTTGGAGGACATCAGGCAGAGCATCGAGGCGATCTCCTGCTGCTCACGCTCAGCGTTGATGGAACTCTGCATGCGCATCTTGCCCTTACCTTGAGAGATAAGGTGGATCAACTTCGATATCTGCTCAGGTGGCTTCTCCTGCACCTCGTCCATACCCATGAGGATGTTCTTAAGGGACATGGCGCGGCTGTTGAAAGCATTGTCGGTTGAGTCGTACACACTGAGCGGTTTCGGTGCGCCCCATACGGACAGCCCTGCGTAGAGCGATCCGGACTTAGCTGCGCCTGATGGCCCGGTGAAGCAGAACGTCATGCCGTTTGTGGATGTATAACGCATGAGGGGAGACCCTAAAGACACAAAAAGGCCGAACGCCTGCATCTCCAACTCAGGGTGATTCAGTTGATTTACACAATCCTTCCAGACCTGATAGTCGCCTTTAGGGGTCATAAGCCTTGATATATCGCGTATTAACGGACTGGATGCCGCCCTGCGCGTATTGCCCCCGCCAATCACTTCGGTCTCACCAATAAGAAAAGAACCGTTCTCCGTCCATCCCATCTGGTGACAGATCTTGTCGGCTGCGTCCTGACTTTGTAAGTAATGTACCCATTTAGTCATATATTCCACCAACTTAGGCCACAGAGTTTGATGCGGCGGGACGATACCTGCCTTACCAATTATCTCCTTCATACTGTCAACAGACTGAGCATCACCAGTAGAGATGTACTTCTCGCGCACTTCATGAGGCAGCTTGACGCGAACAAGCAAAATCTCGCCGTCTGACTCGCCATACATACGCTTGACGGGATAGAACTCGCTATTCGATATAAGTACAGGCTCGTCCTGCGTCTTTTCACCGTCATCGTCTATTTCAGCAGGGGGGATGAAGTAGATACCCCCGTTGCGTCCTCGTACGTATGGGAAGATGGCCTTGGGGAAAGGAGGAATTTCTTCGGGATCCTTTTCGATCCGAACTGCGTCCTCCTTACTAACCTCTTCGGGTGGCGCTGCAACGAACTTGCGTCCGATGGCAAGGGGGTTGGTAATCTGTCCCTTGAAGGGGCATCCTTCGCACCCGCCGGGGTTGCGCTGCTCAAAGGTCCCGCAACTGTGTGGCTTGCCGAAAGTTTCATTTGCTTTCCTAATGGTGGCTTCAGGGTTGTACCCTACGTAATCCTCAGACAGCAGGTGGACGGCAGTCTCCCAATCCGTGCAGTGACGGGCGATGGATAGCGCCGAATGCCAGACAGGTTCTGGCAGGGTACGGGAGTTGATGAGTGCGTTCTTGATCTGATTGCAGCCCTGCCCTGCAAGACTTTTTTCAGCGATGTCCTGAAATGTCGTATCATAATTGTCGAACTTGGCAATCTTGCGGGTATCTTCATCCAAGCCTTTTGGCACAAGATCAAGGATGGACCCAGAAGTGTGTTGGACTTCTCCCAAGTATTCTTTAAACATGCCGAAGTCGTACTGATGGAACTCGTCCGTCAGTAGCCGGGTCGGATTCGGCGGCTCCGTCTTGTAATTCAGGGTCTCCGGGCAGCGCATGATGCGGGTAATATCCGCAGTCACCACAGGATCAATCTTCATGTGGTCTAGGCAGAGTTGCTTGAACTTGTCAGCGTACAGCTTCCACTCGCCGATAGGCACGGACTCTTCAAACGGCCAGTACGCATGTACGCCATTCCCCGAATCAACCACAACAGGTGAAGGCAGACCCGTGACCTTGAGGAAATGATCTAGGTCTTCGATTGCCTCAACTTTGCTCTTATAGTGCCCCGGCTTGTCAGGCTTGACGTCGAGGTCTACAAAAAACGAACGGCAAAACGCAGCGTAGTCGCCCATACGACTGTGGCCGCTGAAACTGCTCAAGGCGATGAATACGTTTTTGTTGTCGGCGTTGGCCTCAGCCACCAACCGCTCAACTTCATCAAGGCTCTCTGCAAACCGATTGACTACTCGCTTGTCTTTAGCAATCTCGGTTACACAGTAGACGCCTTGCGAAGGTAATACGTTCTCGTAAAATTGTTTTCGCATTGACCCACCCACTCAGAAAAAAACGGGGCGACGGCCACCCCGCAAACGTCACTGGAGATAAATTACACGCTTCGGCCAATCATAGTCTCCACATAAACTTTGGCCTGTTTGGTGTTCGCCGCAGGAAGTACTCCGTTCTTCATGTCCTGTTCTACAAGGTAAATGAAGGCTGTCACCACTTTGCGTCTACTCTCGTGCATTGCTTGCCCACGAAACCATAGATGCACCGTAGTGCGGGATACCTCAAGCGCTTTGGCTACGTAAGCAACGGGCAAGTTAGCCTCGACACATAAGCGGCCAAGTTGTACCCCCAACAGGGAACCATCCGCCTGTTGCAGTCCTATTAGTAACTTGTCACTGTATGTGCGAGGCATGACTCACCCCTTCTTAGACCACTTCTTGATGACATCAGAGACATCAGAGGTGGGGGATGCTTCCGGCTTTTTAGACTCCCGTACGATAGGCGCATCAGTAGCAGGGGCAGCGACCTCAGTAGCACCGTCTACCTCATCCTGCTGATACACAGTCAACTTGACCGCGTTCTCAGCCGCGCTGCTCTCCTTCTGGGTCTGTACGGCGCGGACAGCAGCTTCAGGCACCACACCGACAGGCGAGAACACAACACGTGGGTGCGTGGACTTCGTGTCGAACTGCATCTTAGTGATGACCCGTCCCGCAGAAATGTTGTTGTTGGCAAGCATCTGGATGTACGGACGGAACGGGAACTTACCCGCCTCTTCCTTGCCAAACGCAGACGTAGCCGGAAGCACCAACTGCATGACATCGCCACCGGGGTCTTGCGGCAAGACAACAGCAGTGCGCCACGACAGACGGCAAGCGGCACCTGTGCCCATCGGACTCGACCCCTTGACCGACCACTGGCAGGTGTCGCAAGACTTAGCTTGCGGGGTCTTCACCTCGGGGTCAGGAGTCTTAGAATCCGACGACCAACAAAGAGGCGAGACCTTTTCGCCCTCCTTGTACGCACCCGTGTAGTAAGTACGGCTTGCGTTGTGAGCCATCTTCACGAAGATAACGTTCATGTGCCGATCTTCAATGGAACCGATTTCCTTGCCGCCCGTCATCTTGCGGAACACGCCGCCCTTGATGGAGATACGCTTGGAGAGATTACTCTTCCCTCCGGCTACGGCCCGAGTATCGTCATCGACACCGCCCTCGATCTGGGCAAGTTCACTCTTCAAATTAGCAATAATATCGCTGCTCATAAATCCTCACTTACTAGCTTTACGTACTGAAACACCGTATTCACGCATCACGCTTACGCCGGGAGGTAGCCCATCGTTCTCGTGATCACTAATGAATTCTTTAAAGTTGCCTTGATGAATGCGCCGCTCCAGCAAATGCGGGATCTTGTTATCAAGGACAAACTTGTAGAAGTTCTCCCAATCCTGACAGAAGAAACGCTCGTTCAACTTACGCATGACCGTGCCGTGTTGCGTCCTGATACTGTCAGCGTTCACAGCATTGCACATCTCAAGCATACGCGCTTCCAACTTTGCCATGTCTTCTTTAAAGGCAAGGTCCGCTGCCTCGTATTCGCGTAGCAGTTTGTCGCGCTGTGAGCGTATTACTAAATACGCTTCGACCAATTCGTCTGTGTTATTCGTCATCGTCATAACCCTCCAACTCTTGTTTGTACAAGTCCACTAACTTTTGATGATGATCGACCTTGCCCTGAAGCATGGTGTACATCTTCCTCTCAACCTCAGACCCCTGCAGATGGACTACAGACATCTTGTTGACCTGACCCACTCTTTCAATACGCGCAACGCACTGAAGATAGATCTCGACCGACATCACCGGTGACCAGAACACCACTGTATCCGCAGCAGTAAGCGTGATGCCGTGTGCTGCCGCCTGCGGTTGTATGATCAACACCTTTGGGTCTACGCCCATCTGAAAACGCCCAATAATTTCAGAGCGTTCTCTAGCAGACACCGACCCCTTAATCACTTCATTCGTCACGCCTTCTTTAGTCAGGAACTCCCCAACGATGTCGATAGCATGAAGGAAGGGGACGAATACTACAACCTTGTTAGACGTTTCTTCAAGCACTTCTTTCAACGCAGCAAGGCGGGGCGATATGTCGAATTGAACTACATCGTGCTTGTCCGTGTACACGGCACCCGCTGAGATCTGCAAAAGCTTATTGAGCGATGCCGCTGCGTTGACGGCGGTTATCTGTTCTCCTGCTGCTTCGATGAGCAGCTGCTTTTTCAATTCGCTGTAGAACTTTTTAACTTGTGGCGTTAGTGGTACGTCACGTGTTTGGTAAACAACATCTGGCAGGTCAAGGCACTCCTTCTTTGTGTACCTGATTGTCGGCTGCAAGGCGCGAAAAACTTGGTCAACGGCGTCTAGTTTGGGCACCCATCGGAACTTGCTCACTTGCACCATAACCCGATCCCGCCAAGCGGTCGAGTACTTAGGGACTCTAGAAGGGGTGACCAACTTCGCCAGACCAAACGCATCGACCGGCGACTGAGCAGCGGGGGTGCCTGTCATCATCCAAAGCCAAGTCGTAGGCTCAAGCAGTTTAGAAAGAATCTTCCACCGCTTGGTACTCGGGCTTTTATAAGCGTTGGCCTCATCAATGATTATGAGGTCGAACTTAGCCTGTTGAAGCTCTTGGAGAACTATGCCCGTACCGTCGTAGTTGATAACGGTGAAGTCATAGTTCTCATCCAAGATCTTCTTTCGTTTAGCGGCTGAGCCGTGAGCCACCCCGCAAGTTCGGTGCATGGCCGTCTTCATTATGTCGGCATGCCACGCGGAGTACATGATGGATAGGGGGCAAATGATGAGGGCTTTTTTAATGACGCCCTGATTCATAAGATAATCTGCAGCCCATATCGCTGCCGATGTCTTGCCCGTGCCCGCTTCGTTAAAGCAGAACGCCCTCTGCCTAATGCTTAGAAAACACGCCGTGTCTCGCTGATGTTCAAACGGCGTGTAGAACCCCGGCCACGTATAGTCACGCTGCATGGGGGACGGGATCTTCGGGATGTTAGGGCTAGGGAGGAAGTCATCCAAGTATCCGGCAAGTGCCTTCATCTCGCCGTGGTCCCAACACACAAGCAATTCTTTGCTGTGTCCGTTATCGGTCAGGACCTCGCTTCGTTGTACCCTAGCAGTTATCTCTAAGGCAAAAGAATTGGACGCGGTAAATTGCACCGCTGCGTTATCAACTATATTCATACTGCACCTACTTAGTTAAAAGCCCGTTTCGTGGGCCAGACGGCTGATGTATAGACAAGAGGTGGTTTTTCTACCATCAGCTGACGCAGTTGTTCTGAGGGGAGTGGGTGGAGGACCCTCATGCACACTTACGCCTTGTGCTTATTTCATCGCTCCGTTCGACTTGCGAGGAAACGACCTGTTCTTAGATGGGGACTGTAGCCGAGTTCCATCGCCGTTGCTACCCCCTTTCGACAACGCCTTCACATGGGCGATGTCCTTGCCTTTTCGGCTGATACCTTTTTTGTCATAAGACCGCCTCGCACGCTGACGCTCCATGCGGTTGTCGTGTTCACCACGCTCAACCTGCTGCTTGTACTCTTTCTTGTACGGCCTTGCCTTGTTCACGTACGGCATGATTCAAACTCCAAATTTGTTGAGGGCCGCATAGCATCTAGCCAAACTGTCGTGGGTACGCTTTAGACGGCGGTCGCCGTATGGCAGGTTACTCTCATCGTAGTAAAACTCTTGTTTGACGAGGTTAGGAACCCACCAATCACGTGCTGCGCTATTGACCTTTCCATCAGGGTGCTTCACCCAGATAGGCTGGTACTTACGATTAAACAGCACCTCGGTGCCGTCTTTGGTCGTCCATTTACCGTAAGGGAGTGTAACTCTGTAGTACTCTTTTTCAGCGTCTTTCATATTATCTCTCCCTATAAAAATTACAATTACTGACGGGGCACCATCCACACAAGGGCCCGGCCTTTGGGAACCAAACGTTGTTATCGTAAGCGACCTCAAGTCGCAGCAAGTCTGGTAAAAAACTGCCCCATAGTTTGTTGGCGTCTTCCCTGTTGTATTCTTCCGTAATGAACGTATTGTGCATCACGAAGAGTAGACCAGCTTTGATGTTTTGCACCTCGGGGAAATGAGCAAAGGTCATCAAGGCCATCAACTTCAACTGCTTCGGGTCGGGGTATCGGTTACTGCCCGTCTTGTAGTCCACGATGTACGCATCTGCCCCATCAACGATCAGCAAGTCAACTATGCCCCGTACCCACCTATCCTTGGAATCAAACGCGCACGGCTCGTGAGTTTTTAATATAGCCATCTCATGCTCACAATATCGAGAGCCGGCTATTGCGAGGAGCGCGTCTAACTGTGGTTTAAAACGCTCATAGTTCTTGGCGAGGGGCGTCCCGTCACGAACGTAATTTTCGCAAGCCTTGTGGACTTCAGTACCGTACAGCATCTGCTGCGAGGTGGTCTTAACAAAGTCCTTGGCTACCTTAGTGTGGTAGTACTGCTTAGGACAGTTAATGAAGTCTTTAAGACTGCTGAACGACCACTGGATCACTAACAATCTCCATAAGATTTACCATACTTCGCTTCGCACGCTACAGGCAGGCCCGGTGCCCACTTCGGAGGAGTAGACATTACTTGCGTAATAAATGCAACCGCTTGGTCTAATTCTGGCTCGGGCGCTACAACTACAGCCGCGTCATGCACGGTAAGTACAGGGCGGTAAGCATCCCGCATCGCTAACATCTGCTGCCCCACGATGATCCGGGCGAGTGCCTGTACGATGTTCTCCACGACGGCCCCGCCCCACAGGGACTGAACCCCCTTGCGCGAGGTGTAGATAAAGCCCTTCTCGCCGCGCTGTAATTTCGGATACTTGATGTACAGACCATTCGGTAGCCGCAGACCGTTCGGTGTGACCCATACAGCCTCATGCTGTCCCAGTGTGTACTCCTCAGTGCCAGACGGCCACGAGATCAGGTGATTAAGTGCTAACTCACACTCGCGCCAAAGCTCAGGGATCTTGTCGTTCTCCTGTCGGTAAAGATCGACAATGCGTTTGCATTCGTCCTCGTGGAGCGAGACGTTGATGGGCTGTGCAGTGGCGAGTGTGTGCTGTAGCTTCTTGGCTCCGGTGCCGTAGCCCAAGCCAAGGACGCAGGTCTTGCCCACGAATCGTTCAGCCGGGTTGTCCTTGGTAATCTCGCCCCCGTAGATCTTGCTTGCAAATATGGAGTACACATCTTCGCCATTCGCAAATTGCCAAACGACATCATCCTGTCCGGCAAGCCATGCCAACACACGGGCCTCGATCTGGCTGCTGTCGCAGTTGATGATGTAGTGCCCAAGCGGTGCAAGCAGCGCGTTCTTAAGCGCCTTCTTGTTCTTGTCCCGGCTCGGCAGGTTCTGAAGGTTCACGGAGTCCTGCCCTGACCAACGGCCTGTGTGTGCCCCGTAATACTTAAGCGGGATAGGCAGTCGCCCCCGGTTCCGTGACCCGATCCCAATGAACCGCTCGATACGCGATTCCTCGATGGTGGACTTGGTGCCAAGCCTCACCGCGCATAGTTGCTGCACGATGGGATCTTCATGTTCTTGGAGAGCGATGAACGCCTCGTCGTTCTTGGCAAGCGCAAACGTCTCCTTACCTGTGGTCAGGCTGACCTTCTTGGGCGGGGTGACACCGTGCCGCTCAAGTTCAGCGGCGAACTGAGGGTTGCTTGCCAGACACGCTCGGACTTCCTCGACGGTCGTGACTTTCATCGCATCCATCAGGCCACTGAGTAATTCCTTCTTCTGCGCCCTGACCTGCTCCAGTCGATCAACCAAGAGGGCATCGTCCACCTCAAGCACGGGCTGCGTGTACATACGCAGCGTCATGTCGATCAAGTCAAGTTCGTCCTGCGGGAAGTAGCCCGACAACAGGGAGCCAAACAACTTGAAGGTAAGGTCTACGTCATTGACGCAGTAACGCCCATAGGCTGCGAGTTGTTCAGGAGTGAAGTCTGCCCGTCGCTTGCCCAAAGCATCGACCACCTCGGTACCCTTCACGCCTAGATTGTACCGCTCAGCCAAAGCCTTGAGTGAGCCACCTGCATCAACGCCATGAATCGCCCGTGCCATGCACAGCGTGTCGTAATACATCGCCGGAACAATCCCGTACTTCCACGCAAGGATCGCGCCATCGAACATCATGTTGTGACAGAGCAGGGCTGAGTTGCCCCAGTCAAGCATGGCAAATTCTTCTGCGATGTTCTCCGTGACCCACTTGGTCGGGTTGTCATCGACCTTGATGCCAACACCAATCACCTCAAAGCGCGGGTCGTTCAGGTACTCCTCGTTGGTCTGAGTACGGAATCCAAGGTCGTTGGCATAGTACGTCTCGAAATCAAGCGTGATAAAACTCATGGCAATGCCTCTACAGAATAAGATTGCGAGGGCGACTTCCATCCCTTCGGCACTTCGTTACTTATCCAAGACGGGTCAGTCCACAGCAATCTGTTGTTTGGGTATGCGATCCAGTGCCCACTGTCTAGCGCGATGATGTGATGGTCCTTGCTTTGGTCGCTGACTTCTGACCAACCGCCGTTAGCCCAGAACGCTGTAAACAGGTACATGCCGGGGCGCTGTATGCCATCACGCCCAATCGCTTTGACACGATGGTTACGCAAAAACTGGACCTCGCGTACTTCGCAAAACCTGCTGAACGAATCCCACCAACACGCGATCTTCAAGTCCATGGCATCGCAAGGTTTGCTGCACAGCGCATGTATAGGAATACGCGCCCATTGAGCGCCGGATGAAGTCATAAGTTGGAACATGGGTACACGCATAGGCTCTGCACGAAAGCCAAACACGGTCACTTCAGTGAAGTCTCCCTGACCACTCTGCTTGTCATACAAGAATTCATCACGGACATAGGCCGGTGTATACGGCGTGTCTACCCAGAAACTCACAACTCTGTCTCACGCGCCTTGAGCATAGCGTTAGCAAACGCATACGCAGATTCTTCAATCCATCCTGATTGTGCGCCACCTTGCTTTAGTATTTGCTGCTGCAACTTAGGATTGGCAAGCAGTCCTTGCAAGGCCGCCCCCGCAAAGTAGTCGCGCAGAGTTATGTTGATTGTTATTTGTTCGTTCATGTCTTCACCTCTTTCGGTTTGTTCATGCTGTGCAGCCATCCCTTGGGAGTCAGGGTATACCCTGCGGCTTTCAACTCATCTTCAGTGCGGCACCGACCACCTATCAGACGATGCAGCCTTATGGACTCAGGACTGGCAAACAAATGCCAACACTCATTACATCTTCTTTCGCGTTTTTGCTTCACTCTTTGACTCCACTTCCATCCGACTTCTGTACCCTGCATCCCGCGCAAACTCCCAAGCGATGCACCACAGTTCGTAGTAGCACCCGCCAAGAGGGAACCTGAATCCGTGTTCGTCCTTTGGGAACCCGTGGTCTCTCAGGTTTTTACCCTGTCTACTTCTAATGAGTTTGCCCCACGCCTTCTCCCGGTCAGGATCGGCTGTCGGGTAATCAACGCAGTCAGCGACGGACTTTGCTTTGAGCCTTACTGCCTTTGCCATTTTCCAACTCCCTCACTCGTTTACGTAGATAAACAATCTCGTCATGGCACGCCCAAAGCACGCTGCCTACGGTCAAGAACTTGAACTCGGTCGTGGTCCCGGAGTTGTTGATCTCGCCCGGTAACTCACGGATCAAGTCAAGGATGTCTTCTTCAGTACCCACCTCTTCCTCCTGCTTTGAAAAACATCTACAACTTTTTCCTCCAGTACAATGTTCTGGCAAAAGAGTATTGCATCTCGGGGACATAAAGTCTGAATCCGCACGAGATCAGGTTATTCGCACTTGGTATGTTGTCTGTCGTGTCTGATACGGCCCAGTTGTATCCGTGCCGCTTTGCCCAAGCCACGCGCAGACGGATCATTTGACGTTGTATCCCGCGCCCCCGGTACGCAGGAAGAACCCCGCACCTGCCCAAATACACCCCATCGACCAATTGCTTGGACGGGGTGACGCACGAGAAGCCCACAGGCGTTTTCTGACGATACGCCATCCACCACACACCGTCGTTGGGGAGATACAACTTGTCGTCGGGTAAGCACGCTTTCTGTAGCACCATCAAACGGCGCTTGATACCGCGATCCCCAAGACTGACCTGTTGATAGACGATCCCCATAGCACCCAATTATAGGCAACCAAGATGAAGCTAATATTGTTTCAAACATGAACCAATTATTCCTCGCCTATAACAAAGATCGGCGTGTACTCACCGACATATGAGCCGACCACGTTGTACTCCATCCACTCAATAGCCTCTTCGTGCGTCATCTCTTGATCATGGATGAGTATCTCCACGCACTTTTTGTAGTCGTACACGGCAATCAGTTTGGTGTGCTGCCACCCAAGACCGATCAGGGCTTTTTCAAACCCGTCAGCGTACAGCGTGTTCGGGTCAAGTGGTTCTTCGGTCATTTGCTCCCCCTCGCACGGATGGCGTTTGCCACACCACTTGGGCATGACTCGCACGTTGGTTCGTAAGACTCCGCAATTAACGCACACGCCTCCCGCTCGGCCTCTGCGACGAGGGCGGCGAAGCGAACATTAAAGACTTCCAACCATCCGGGGTGGTACTCGCCTTTTTCGTATACGGTATCAACGTAATCCTCCGCCTCCCGCGCCATCCTGATGATGTCCTCGCGGGGCAGGGTGATGTTGCTCATCGCTGCCTCTCCATCCGTTCCATCTCGCTACTCAGGGCTTCCAAGTCAGCGCGAAGTCCTTCCAACTCCTTAGCGTACTTGTAGCACCGCTCACGCAGTTGCCGAATCTCGGCGCGGTACTCTGTTGGAGTGTGCGCCATCTTGTCCCATTCATCATCAAACATGTCGGGTTGGTATTGCGTGGTCATGGCTACGCTCCTGATGCCAATTTGACTGCGTACAGCGCAAAGACGATGAACGCCACGAGGATGATGCCCATCGTGATGCTCAAGAAGTTACTCATCTTGTCTGCGTCTTCCATCTGACTGCGCAGTTGGTTTAACTCGTAGTCCTTACGAAAGATAGTGTCTTTGAGGTGTCCGTTCTCTCGCACAAGGTCACGTATCTGTTTGTTGAGCCGGTCCTTGCCGTACTCCATAGTTTTATCGTTCACCAGTATTCCCTCCCACTTCTTGCACAGCGCCAGTTGGGAGGGGGGACTCGCCCCCACTCCCGTGTGACATTAAATTTGCGCTGTAGCCACCATCGTTTGATAGCGCAGATCATTCTCTCAATGCCTCCATGATCTTGTCTCCAATCGCCATTACTGCAACCTTTTCGGCATCGGACAATTGATCAAAAAGTTTTGTGGCGGGTTCAACCATACGCTTACTAAAGACCGCCGCACTCATAAAGAAAGCCGTAACCATCACGGTCTCTGAAGAAGTCACAGGCGGGAACTTTGCTTTCCTTGTGCTGCGCTTCTTGGTCTTGGTCTTGGTCTTGGTTTTCATGCGTCCTTCCTTGCGTCAATCTCGCGCTTGAGGTACCACGCGGCCTTCTCCAAGTCCTGCACAGGGTCGGAGTCCTTCTTACCCGCACGGCTGATGTACTTAACAACATTGCCCAAGCGGTAGTTCAAGTCCTTGGACTCGATGAAGTCGATGGTCTCGATGCCACCGGCCTTGTAGTGCTTGGGGTGATTCACGAGGTCGGTCTTGGGACGGTCGAACAGCGCGATGATTTCATCGTCGGTCAGCACCAATTCTTTCTTGGGCTTCGTACCAAATTTCGCGTCCACCTTGTCCCAATACTCGTCGGACGTCGGGTCAATCCCGTCATTCAAAAGTTCATCGTGATAGGCAAGTGCCGCAGCGGTCTTCTGCTCATTGACACCAAACCACGGATTGCGCTCCTTCCACGCCTCCGCTTTGATGTCATGCACCTGCTTCTCAACCGACTTAACCTTCTTAGGCTTGACCGTCTTCTTCGCTTCCTTCCAACGCACCGTATATACACGGTTCTTGCTGATGCCAAGTTTCTTGGCGATCTCAGCCGCACTCACACCCTTTGCCAAAAAACGGCGAATCTTTGCTTCAGTAGTCATGTCTCTAACTCCTTGCGTAGGGTCTCTACGTTTGTTTCATCAATCAACAATGCGATGCCACCTGCTTTGCGGATGTCATCGAGATGCTTCAATTGAAGCGCGGTGGGCTTTCCACCGTTTGCCTTGCACTCTATACCATAGAACCTCCCCTTGTGACAAACCAAAAAATCAGGGACGCCGCTATTGCCGTAGCCCCCGGTCACTGGCATCGACCAGTACGCGCCGAGATCAAGCAGTATCTTCTTTACCTTCGCCTTGACCTTGCTCTCTGGAGTCATGTTCCCTCATGTAGCGTAGCGTATTAAGTAATACGCTGTACTTAACCATGAGATGTCCCGCCGCGCAACTCTTCGATTACTTCTTCTGACAACACCAAGACGTACTCGGTGTCCGACATCATCCACCCAATATCCCTACACTCCTCGGGGTACCAGATGGGGCACTTAAAAAAATTATTGCCATGAAAAGTAGACCGATGCCAATCTTTCGTGATGTCAACTAACGGCGTCCAGTCCCAAGCATGCACCATTGCTAATTGCAATCTTAAACAATCAGGCAACGCATCTAACGCAAAGATCCTCACCATGTTGTCGCCAACATCTACGCGAAGATGCCCCTTCTCTACACTGGCAGCCACTTTCATGGATTACCTCGGCAAAATAAGCGTGTTACCACTCTTAGCCGAACTCAAGTCAAACCACCACGCATCACGCGAGTCTGGGATGAGAGACTCAGAATTTCGATGCGCCTTCAACAACATCAGACGGTAGTCCAACTCACGTCGGTACTCCTCCGGTATGGCCTCATAACTCGGGTACCACGTGGGGTTCAAGGTGTAAGTTGCATAATTGTGGTCAGTATAACTAGGTAACTTGCTGCCACTCTTATACGCATCAAGTGCTGTGTTCACGCCCTCGGTGCTGATTGCGCTTAGCACTACTTCGCCGTGAGGTCTAATTGATAGCGCCCACATACCGCTCTCGAAGATCTTCTTGAACTCGTCGATAGTTTTATCAAACTTAACGCTTGATGCTTCATAGGCAGAATAGGAAGTATCAAAGTCCTGACGCAGGTGTGCAGGCATTTGCAGCATGGTGGTTTTGCCCATAACAACATCTGCAAGGAACGAGGCAATTACGTTATCCGTTTCCAAGCAGGGGCGTTGCATCAAGCCGCGCCCAAACATTTTGTCAACGCCTGAATCAACCATCCCTCGCAGCCTTTGCGAAAATAAGTTCTCTGCGAGATTGACTGCTTCCAGCAGACCCGCAAAGGCCGCATGATTTGAGCCTTTGGCCAACTTAGAACGTAAGTAATTAGGATTTTTGGAACGCAAAAAGGTGTTATAAAACAGATCCTCATCTGGTGACATCGAGGTAGTGAACATGAACTCACCGTCCGCACGTGTCAATTTACAAACTGTGAAACCTGACGGCGTGACCATTTTTACGGAAGTCAAACTTTTAACGTCCCCCACCACTACGCGCTTATCAGTGGAGTTGTATATTGCCGCCGCAATTGGGAAAAAATTTGAACTAATGAACGTTCGACGTTCTTGCGGGGTGCTCTGTGCAAGCAAGAACATATCATCAAGATTGAAAGAACTCTTTACCTTACCCACTTTTGTATCTCCTATCGTTTGTTAACGTCAGTCCCGTCGAGCCAGACCTCGCACTTGCTGCCCCATGCAGAGTCGGAGCCGCGCTCAGTCTTGAACTCGGTACGCTTGGCATACGCATGCCACTCCTTGCCTGTCATACGCAGTTGCCTGTCGGTGTTGTAGTCCCACCCGTACAACTTGGTGCGGGGTGGCAGTTGCATGGTCTTGGTCACACAAATCTCCCAATCAAAAAGCCTACGAACAATCCGATGCAGAACCACTTGAACAGGCGGCTCGGCTCGGCGCTGATGTATTGGTCACATTTAAAAAGCAAATCGGTAGCCGTCTTCAGGGCATCCAACAACTCTGTCTCTCTGTTGGTCATGCTCGATCCTCCACGTTAATCAGACCGCCCGAAGGGGGCTTGAAGTTGTTGTTACCCTTGACCAACCACAGGGTCGGTATGGGTGTCTGCCAGTTGATATCGTCCTCGACGTATCCATCCGTGAACACGATCATGCAGTCGGCGCTCAATCCCTTGCTCACAACATAATCGCTGACGCAACCAACACGGGTACCGCCTCCGCCCATAGGCTTGAGTAGGCCTTTCAGATTGGTGTAGTCACCTTCGAACACCTGCTCACCATGCACCTGCGTATCCCACCACAGCACACGGATGCGCTCAGGGGTGACGGTCTCACACAGTTCCTGTATGTGTGCGGCGATGCGTCCGATGTCGTCATTGCTTATGGAACCAGACGTGTCGATAGACAGGATGACCTCACCCACGGTCTCACTTATAAGAGACGGCAGATAGTAATCGTCGGCCACTCGGTGCTTGTTGAACCTGCGCCACGTCAACTCATCCGCGCCTCGTGCATGTGCAACCCAGAACTCACGGGTCGCCTCACGCCAGTCGATTGGTGGAGCCATCATGTCTTTGATGAGACGAGGGATCTTGGCACCGAACTTACCAGCGAGGATGCCGCCCTGATGTATTGCGTCATCTATATCCCGCTTAACTTGTTCCTGCTCGCCTTCGGTCATACCGTCGTGGCTGCTGCAATCATGCTCGTCCATCGCATCGCCACGACGACCGCCACCACCGCTCTCCTGCTCCTTCTTTAAGTATTCATAAATACGCCGGACAGACCAACCCTTGAACATCGGGTCATACAGACCACCGTTTGGCAACTTGATGAACGCCGGGTGACTGATGTGCAAGTCCATGATGATGTCGTTCACGGCGTAGTCCATCGCCATGTTCGTCAGCCTCCCGTTCTCTTTCATCAAGTCCCGGTGTCGCGGGATGTGCTTCATCAAAACATGCAGGTTCTCATGTAGCACAAGGCCTGCGATCTCCGGGTCAGTCAGTCCCTCAAGAAACGCTCGACCGTACCGCTTGTTGTACCCATCCGTGTATGCGGTCGGACACTGCGCGGGGTCATCAATTATGCTCGTCTCCCCCATCAGGATGACGCCACCATACAGGCACGTCTCGGGGTGTTTAATCAGACGGATGTGCGCCTTCTTCAGGCGTATGTCCATGCTCACTTGCTTAGGTACTACGTTCATATCAGTAAGACTCCTTACGGCATCATAAGTTCCAAGTTCTTCATGCCCCATGCCTTCATCTGGTCATTGCGACTAGCCAGTCGGCTGAGGCGACCCTGCAATGCCATCGTGAAGAAACACTCTTGCACTTCTTCCGAACGGATGCGGTTGACGAAAGTCATGAACGAGGACAGGTCATCCTGTGTCTCGATGGTGTCGATAGCATTGAACATGGTGATGAACAACGCTGCGGGTTTCTCAGGAACAGCCACGTTCTTAGGGTCATTGATGATGTCCTTGACCGGGGTCAACTGCTTCCCAAGAGCCATGAACGCCTCGAACGAGTTAGCGAACGCAGCACCACAGGTACCCGCCAGAGCCGCCTTAGTCACGGCGCGACCCAACTTCTCGTGGTTCTTGACCACAACGTCCGCTTTCACGAGCGACCGGGGCGTGACAAAAGACATCACTCCACGACGGGACGGGTTGAAGATGTACTCGTTATCGTCCTGCCCACCATCAAGGTACGATGCGAGACACCGTGGGTTCATAGCGACCCATGCACGGATTACAGAAGACACCCCACGACTCGCAGCCCACAAGTTCCACTTGACGTGTCGGGGTTTATCCACATTGACGATCATCACACGGTTGCCAGCATGGGCAAGCATCGCATCGCCCACTCCATCTGATGAATGATTAGACGTGGCGAACACGATAGAGCCAGCTGGCAGTGCAGCATCGCCTACGGTTCTCTCCAACATCAGTCGGGTGAACAAGGTCTGCAACAACTTGTTGGTCTTCATGAACTCGTCGAGCATGAGCATCTTCGGCTTCGGGCTGCCCAACTTGAACAGCGAGGACACGTAAGACTCAAGAGACTTCGTAGTATGGTCTGGAATACGCATCACGATGTCCGACAAGTCCATCACCGGGCAGTCCACGTAGATGTAGTCGTACCTGTCACCGTACTGCTGCTCCAACTCCTTCAGCACGCTTGACTTGCCGATACCCGGCTCACCCTTCAGCACGACGGTCACCTCATGGCCTACCGTCATGACTAGATTTGCCACCTCGTCCAAACCGATAGCATCGTTGATTTGAATAGCCATAAAACCACCTCACAGTATTAGTTAATACGTAAACAACTCACCCAATTAAATCCCGAACTTGCTCAGGATGTCGTCAATACCATCCTTGACCACGATACGCTTGGCATCGGAGTTACGCAGTTGCTCAATCGTTAGGTCACCAAGCAACACCTGCAACTTCGCCCGTGCATCCTCCAGTCGAGAATCGGCGGTGAGATTGAATCCCTTGAAGGTCTCACACAGTTCACGGGCACGCTCCAACGTGGAGTCATAAAGTTTTCTACGGCGTACCTTGACCTCACCCTTGTCGTCAATCACGGTCTCGGTTTCGCAGCAGTACGAGATGGACTGCATGATCTCGACCAACTGGGTCGTCTGCTTGTTGAGGATGTCCTCGACCAGACGCTTGGCCTGTCGCTCGTAATGCTTCGCCATGTCATCCACCAAGTCAGCGGCGATGGCACAGCGGAAGTCCCCAGTCGGCACCTCGCTCTGGATAAGGTCGATAGAGAACCTACCGCGCAACTCAGACACATCGGGGTACTGCGCTCGGTCGAACATCGTCCCCTGCACAAATGCCATGTTGGACACAATGGACGGGTATTTGTCCAAGAAGTCATCGACCAACTCATGGAACCGTTTCTCATGCTCGGTGTACTCCTTATGGAACCGAACAAGGTTGGTGATGGGTAGCAAACGTTGCGATCCCGCCCAGTCATAGGTGTTGCGCTGTGACCAATTGTAGATAGTCTGCCGATAGTTCAGCACCGCCTTGTGCTCGGGGTTCTTGGCGAGAAGGTTCTTGATGAATTTACCTGCATCCCGGTCAGCCCGCTTCGCATTAGTGACTTCCTCACTGATATCACGGTCTTGCACGGTGGCGTTCCACACATGGCTCTCGATAGATACCAACACACACGACGATGCAAGCGACACGATGTGTTTCGGCTTGGGCAACAACTCGTCAGCAGTCTGTGTCTCGTTCACTTCGATGTTCATTGTCCATCCTCCGTATTGGTTAATACGCTGTTAGATTGTTTACTAGTCAAAAGGTTCAGTTGGTCACGCACATGCCTCTGCCATGCGTTCTCTGTATATATCTTAGACTCGACTTCTCGGTATTGGTTCCACAGTTGGGCATGTCTTCGCTTCGATATTTCAAGTTCTCTAGTAAGACTCTCGACTGTGTTCTTTATCTTTGGCCAAACGGTCATGCCTTGTCCTCCTCTGCTACGCAAGTTATGCGCCATTGGTCGTAAAAGAACTTGTCCGGGTCATGCCCCATACGGGCGATGACATGCTTGAACTCCTTCACCACCTCGTCATAGAACCCGTCGCCCAAGTCGCCCAAGTCGTCGATGCTCAAGGTGATGGGGATCGTTCGCGGTTGCTTGCTCATGCCTCGTCCTCCTCATCGAAACTAGCCAAGTCGTTATCAGCGTAGGCCAACGCCTCAGCAATGTAGCCATGCGCCTCGCTGCCTTCTTCGACTAACTCATACGCCATTCTCAAGGCGACCGCGATGCGGTTGAGTCGTTCTTGTTCGCTCATGACTTGTCCTCCTCAATGTCCATTTCGCAGTAATCGAACACGCCTTGGTCATAACCTCGTTTGTAGGCCAGACGACTCGCCGCGTCTTTGTCGCCATCAAGTTCCTCTAGGCTGTCTTCCACGCCTACGGTACGACCGTCGTAATAGCCACGCGCATACCAATATTTTTTATCGTCTATCTCGCTCATGCCTTGTCCTCCTCTTTGACCTGCACATCGCAGGTGATAGTCCAGTTGATGAAGTTGTACTTGTCGGGGTCAACAAACCATCGTCGGCGCAATTCCTCCGCCAACAACCTAGCGACCTTCTCCTCATCGACCTTGCCCGTCGAGTCCACAACATCCGCCAACTCGACGCTAACCTTGTTCGGAGCCGGGTCGTCGTCGTCCACCATGTACTCGTCCGGGTCTTCGTACCATGTCGTCCAGTAACTGTCGCCCTCGCCGTCGGCGTACAACTCTTCCCACTCCTTCGGCGTGATTTCCTTGTACAGGCAGACATCGGAGCAGTAGTACTCGCCGCACTCGATGTAATACCCCTCATTCATCCCCGCGCCGCACTTGTCGCATTCACGGGCGTATTTCTTGTAAGCCATGTTTAGACCTCCGTATTAGTTAATACGCTTACGACTCGTCATTACCGGCGCAGTCCCATTCGTGATAGGTATCTACTTCGTCCTCATCCTCATCATCGGAGAAGAACTCATTGGCATGCGCCATATCTGCCACTTCGTACTCGCTCATGTACTTGAGACAAGCCGTGATGACGGTATCCTTGTTCAGCCGCCCTTCCTCGACGGCTTCCAGAATCTTGTTGGTAATCTCGCGGGTTCTGTATGTGTTCATGTCTTGTCCTCTCAGTGGTTGCTGCCCCGACCGGGGCGTGTGATTTGGGCAAGTAGTGTTCTGTCAGTCACCACGATGTAGTTCCCTTTGTGCATCGGGACTATCGTGTGCTTGCGCTTGCGTGCATCGGCCTCGCCACAGCGTAGGCAGGTAATGAATCCCGCCTCGACCCGCTTGGCAGCGACCTGCTCTAACTGACAGGCCACGCACCATATAGTTCCTGTCATGACTCACCCCTTTCTTTACTTCACTCAGTAAATAAACACCCACGCGATGACGGCGCAGCAGTCAGACCATTTAAGAGTCCAACTAACTACACCGTCACCGCTAGGCTGCTCACTCGTTTGAGTTTCGGCTTCACAGCAGTTGTAGGCAGATACTCGGGACGGCTTGGTGTATTGGGTAATACGCGCCTCATGTCCCTAACGCTGCCGGATGTATGTTGCCCATCCGTATCGGCTACGGGGCTGACTGTCTAGCCGTTCATCGCGCTTGCCGTGCTCTGCACTTCCTGACCGGTTCTACAATCCACATACCGGCAGTTCGCAGTCGCCCCCCTGTCACCGCCCCACCCAGAGCGTATTGGGTAATACGCGCTACATGGGATTGATAGGTCACAGGTTTTACAGGCCGCTAACTACTAGGCGACTTGTCACAGTCTGCCCCTGTCGCGTTGAGGGAGTACATCCCCGAGGTATCGCGCCCTCGCCCCCTTGATATGGGGGCACCGAACCTTGTCATCGGCTCGTCGCGGCTCTGTCCACCGCGCCTTCGTCCACTACCGGCTTTCGGCTTGTGGCATCGGAGACTTCCGGGAGGGGCAGCGTATTGGGTAATACGCTCGGCTTGCGCCATCCGTTCCTGTCCGTCCTACATAGTTAGACAGACCAAACCGGGATTGGTTCCGTGCGTGGATGGAAAATGTTTGTGATTCGTAGGCAGCGTATTGGGTAATACGCCAAACAGCGTTGTAGAAGCGGAGCGTTATAGCACTAATATCGTTCTAGCATTGAGGGGCTAGCGTGGATTCTGACGGTATTAGGTAATACGGTTTGTTCCAAATTTCGACGGGATAGTGCAAGTTTGTTCCATTTGTTCCAAATGTTCCAAAATCAAAACTGAACTTATTCTTCAAAATCGGGTATGGTCGAGCAGAGGGGTGGTTTTGTAAGTTGTTGATTTTGTAGAGAAGAAGAAGAAGATATTAATATTATTATATATATATAGTAGTAGTAGAGGGGCAAAAAAGGGCATGTTCCACGAATAGTGGAAAATAGGGTATAAGGGGGAAAAGTAGATGAAGGTGGGGCGTGGTTAAAGATCGCCCAAAATGACGCTTGCGTACTGCCCCTCGCCCTCTGGGTTGATAGCCTATTCTTGGAACATTGGAACAAATGGAACAAAACCATGTTTTCGTTTTATATATCAACGACTTAGTTTGTTCCAACCAAAGAATTCGCTTGGAACAAATGGAACAAAACCTTGGAACAAGCCCGATGCTCGCCCATCGGGAACTGGCGTCGCACCAAGAACTGGCATCTTCTAGAACTGGCTTCAGCCAGAACTGGCATCTTCTAGAACTGGCTTCGTCCAACTAACTGGCTTCGAACGACCCGGAGGGTCGAGAGAGCCGAGCCGAGCCGCGTGGGAGCCGGACACGCCAAAGCCCCGGCTAGGTTGCCCTAGCCGAGGCGCGTATTACTCAATACGCTTGGCGGGTTATGCCTTCCGTGCGAGTGCCTTACCTTCCGCGAGAGGCTTGCGGCTGACAGTCACGAGCGCGTCCAGTCCGTTGAGCAGCGCGAGTGCCGCATCCTTCTTGTGTTCGGACAGGATAATCAGCGCGTCCGTCACCATTGCCAGAATTTGCGTCGGGTCGGGCAACGCGGGAGCCGTGACAGTCTCAACGGCGTCGGATGCCTCCGGGATAAAGTCCGTAATGTTCTGCTTCACAGATACCCGGACATAGGCTTGGATGGCCTTGCGGATTGCAGTCTGGCGCAAGTCGTACGCTTTTGCCGTTTTCGTATCTGCCACCCATAAATCAAGGTCGGACGGGACAGGCGTGTACTCTTCCGGCTTGGCATCCTTCCCAGAGATAAACTTCACTAGGCGAGGCGCGGTAGTCCATGCCTCCGCGAAGATGCGGCGGGCCTTGCCGTCGAAATCTTGCCAATCTTCCGACTTTACTACCGCGTCAATCTCCGCTTGCGTCGGCGATTCCGGGAACAGTAGCGGGATAGCCTCGCGGATAGATGCTCGTGCGGTAGCGGATGCAGATTGACCATCGGCGACAAGTCGCAAATCACCCAGTACCGCATTAAGCATAAGTTTCATATCGGCCATGTCAGTCTCCGTGCGCCGCAGCGCGTTGTTATTGGTTACAGTAGATTGGACAGGCCGGGGGGCGATTGGTTCCGCATCATCTAAACTTTTTTTGATGTATTTTCGCAACAGCGTATTACTTAATACGCCACACGGGAGCGCGGCAGAGCATGGCCAGATCCCGCCAGACGCGACCCCACCCGGAGGGCACCCACCCGATCCAAGTCGGAGTCCCACAGTCTCACCTCTACATTCAGAACCGCACAAACGACACCATCACTTTACAACTTTACCCCCCTCCCCCCATCGTTAATTAGATTTCTACCTGACAATACCCCACCCCCTTACTATAAAAACACCCCCCGTTACTTTTTTGGTTCCATGCCGTTTTACTTCGTATATAGTATGTGTACCTAGGGAACTTGGCTCCATATACGCCATGCATGATGTACTAATACCCGAGATTGACGAGAACATACCGCTCCCCGCAAACGCCGCTGAAGCGTTGCCTAACCTCACTCCTGAAGCTGAGGTTGAGATGCGGGCTAGGACAATTAGGCTTGTGTCCGAGTTGACGGGCACGCCGTTGCTTCCGAACGAAGAAGACATGGAGCAGGCGAAAGAACTTGCCCGTGCTCACCTTCAGAACCCGCATACCCGTATTGATTACAGCAAGTACCCGAACGAAACCGTTGCAATGCTTGCTGGTATGGCTGCTAGGTATAACCACATGATCGTGGACGACCTTGCTCAGCTCAAACTGTACGTGATAAACCGCCTTTTTGAAGAGGCTGAGAACTCCGACAACAGTAAAACCCGTATCCAAGCCCTGACTAAACTCGGCGAAGTGGACGGAATCGACGCTTTCAAGAAGCGAAGCGAGGTCACGCACGTGATCAAGCCCATCGAAGAGGTCGAAAAGGAGCTCATGTCGGTGCTTGAGGGTATCGAGTACCGCGTTGTAGGCGAGAAACGTGCTGCAACTGACGCCTGAAAACCTCGAAAAGCTGAAAAGCGCCCTGCCGACGATGCCGGAGAAGGAAAAACGGCGTGTTGCGGAGCTCTTGAAGCAGTATCAGACCCAGATTACGCAGAAATTGGGCAAGGATTCGTTCCTTGACTTCATCCAGCATGTGTATCCGGGCTACAAAGTGGGTCCGCACCATCACAAACTGGCCAAGATATTCGAGGACATAGAGGCAGGCAGGAAGAAGAGAGTCATCGTCAACATCGCCCCGCGTCACGGCAAGTCGGAGATGATCTCGTACCTAGCCCCTGCTTGGTTCCTAGGCAAAAACCCGCAGAAGAAGGTCATCATGGCGTCCCACACTGCCGATTTGGCGGTGAACTTCGGTCGTCGGGTGCGTAACTTGGTCGGTTCGGAGTCTTACCGTGACATTTTCCCGCAGGTTGAGCTTCAAGCGGACAGCAAGTCTGCTTCTCGATGGGGTACTAATTTTAACGGTGAGTACTTTGCTATTGGCGTTGGTGGTGCCCTTGCTGGTCGAGGCGCTGATCTGTTCATTATTGATGATCCCCACTCAGAACAGGATGCTAAGCAGGGTCGTGCGGACGTATTTGAGCCAGCATGGGAGTGGTTTCAGTCCGGTCCAGTCCAGCGACTGATGCCGGGCGGCTCGATCATCGTGGTGATGACTCGTTGGAGTAAATCCGACCTCACCGGCAAGATCGTGGATCACATGACCCGCGAAGAGGGTACTGATCAGTGGGAAGTGGTTGAGTTCCCGGCGATCCTGAACGACAAGCCGCTCTGGCCTGAGTTCTGGGGCATTGACGAGTTGATGGGCAAGAAAGCCTCGATGGACGTGCGGTATTGGCAGGCCCAGTACATGCAGCAGCCGACATCGGAGGAAGGTGCCCTCATCAAGCGGGAGTGGTGGCAGGTCTGGGACAAGGAGACCCCACCCCAGTGCGAGCACATAATAATGTCGCTTGACGCCGCGCAGGAGAAGACCAACCGGTCGGACTTTAATGCCCTCCTGACTTGGGGCGTCTTCTTCAACGAAGAGGTCAATAACTACAACATCATCC